CCTTTTTTCGCGCGCGAGCCTAAATTTAAAACGACTGTAAGCGCCCCGTTGACAATGGACGACCCGACCGCCAACACCGCCCTGGAGGGTTCCAGATGAAGCGCATAGACCGCCTCCGCAAGCGTATGGACGACGCCACCGATTGGGCCGCACTCGCCAAGCATGATGGTTCATGGGTCGCCGCCGCCACGCTCCTCAAAGCGGCCGAGGTGTTCGATGAGAAGCTCGCCGCGCTGGAGCTCGCCGCCGTCGAGAAGGCGAGCGATGACCCGCTTGCCGTGCTGGCCGAGGTCAGCGATATCATCAACAGCCTACCGCCAGCAGCTCGGGAGCAGATCCTTGCGCACCTGAGCGGGCAGGTCCATTAGCGGCGGGTGGATGCCATGGCACTTAGAGACGCGCTCCGTCACCTAGCCGTAGCCTCGGAGCGCAGCCCGCGCGCCCTGATGCAGTGGACGCCTCCACAGCAGGCTTTCTACCTCGACCCGGCGCCGCGTAAGAGCTTTCGCGCCGGAAACCAGATCGGCAAGTCCTACGGCGGGCTGCGCTGGCTGATCGACCTTGCGCTCGGCATCCACCCGCACCAATTCAGGCCGCCCCCGCTGGAGTGCTGGATCGTCTGCACGTCGTGGTCGCAGTCTGTCGCCATCATGGCGAAGTTTCGCGGCCTCGTGGATGTGGCCTCGGTTGATGAGAAGGCGTCTAGCAACTGGTCTGGGCGCAACGGTTACGGGAAAGACAATCCAGCCGTTTTGTTCCACAACGGATCCGTCGTGCGCTTCCGCACATCGCGCCAGGGTCCCCAGGCTTTGCAGGGCAGTACGGTCCATTGCGCGTTACTGGACGAACCCTCGACGTTAGAGATCTACAGAGAGGTAGATCGACGGCTAATGAGGACTGGCGGGCTGCTGGGTATGACCTTCACGCCGGCCAACGCTGACTGCCGCTGGATCCGCGAACTGACCGAGGCCGGCATCTTCTCAGAGACGCACGCAGACTTGACCGTCGAGAACCTGACGCCCATCGGGAGTAGTGAGCCGTTCCAGCTGCTCACGGGTCGCAGGATGGATCAAGCCTGGATTGACGAGCAGTGGGCGAACACGCCGGCAGCGTTCGCTGATGTGGTGCTGTCGGGCGCATGGGAGGGCAAGCCCCTCGGCGCCTTCTTCAAGACGTTTGACCGTGGCAAGCACGCCCGCAGCGGCCTCAAGCTTTCGCCCGCGAAGGGTCCGATCCGCATCTGCCTGGGCGTCGACCACGCAGCCGCCGGCCGCGAGTACGGGCAAGCTGCGGTGCTCTGTCAGGTGCAGCAGTGGGTCGACAGTGAGGGGGCACTCAAGGAGGCGATCAACGTCGTAGATGAATGCGTGGCGGTCGGCTCCGCTACCAGCGAGGAGTTCGGGCGGCATATCGCCTCGATGCTTCGCAGGCACGGGCTGGTGTGGCGCGACCTGTGGCGGGCCTACGGTGACATCCCGGCGGCATCACGCATCGCCTACAAGAGCAACGCGGAGCTCGCCCGCTCCATCGCCCGCACGTTCGGCATGCACGTCAACAACATGCGCCCCCGCATCGACGGCGCGAAGGAGGGACGCGGGGCCGCTGGGCTGCTGGACACGGGCTGTCGGTACATCTACGCGGGGTTTGCGAACGACCTGATCAACGTGCATCCACGTTGCAAGCTGCTGATCGAGGCGTTGGAATCCTGGGATATCACCGATCCCAAGTACGAGCTTAAAGACTGCGTTGACGCGCTCCGGTACGCGCTAAAAGACTTCGTCCTCCCGTTCCACGCGCAGACCAACGTCTCGGTGCGGATCGGCTGACGCTTCCTCGAGCGCAGATAGTTTCGGCATATCTCGGAACATTAGTAGACATACGGTAAACCCGGCGCTACGATCCCCACATGATGACGAACACGAACACCCCAGGCACCTCGTCCCCGCTGGCGTCGGTGCTCCTGGCGAAGAAGTGGACCGGCCGCGAGGACCCTGGCGACTTCTGGATCAGTGAGAAGCTGGACGGGGTGCGCGCCATCTGGGACGGCAGCAACTTCTGGAGCCGCACGGGCAAGCCCTTCAACGCCCCCCAGTGGTTCAGGGACAGCCTGCCAAACACCGTGCTCGACGGCGAACTCTTCGCCGGCCGGGGCATGTTTCGGGACACGGTCGGCGCCGTGCGTCGCGAGGTGCCCCTTGACGCCCACTGGCGCAAAATCACCTACATGGTCTTCGACGCCCCCCAGGTCCAGGGCACTTTCGAGGAGCGGGTGGAGTACATCAACAAGCACGTCCAGGGCCCGCACGCCCGCGCCGTACGCCAGCGTCCCTGCGGCTCGCACGACGATCTCGCCCGCGCCCACCGCGCACTACGCCGCAAGGGCGCCGAGGGGATCATGCTCCGACGTAAGGGCTCCCTGTACGAACCGAAGCGCAGCTCCACGCTCCTCAAGCTCAAGGACTTCCACGACTCCGAGGCGCGGATCACCGGCTACCAGCAGGGCACGGGCAAGCACCGGGGGCGCCTGGGCGCGTACCGCGTGACCCTGATGGGCTCGGGAGTGCAGTTCAAGGTCGGCACCGGCCTCACCGACGAGCACCGCGAGGACCCGCTTCCGATCGGCGGCGTCATCACCGTGCGCTATCAAGAACTGACGCCCGCCGGGGTCCCCCGCTTTCCCGTGTTCATCGCGGCCAGGGACTACGAGTAGGATAGTTTCGGCATATCGCAAAATAGTTCTTGTGCATTGGTAAACGCGCGGTTAATGTATACCCATGATGACGAACACGAACAACACCGCCGCCCTCTCCTCCCTCACCCCCGAAGCCGACGTCGAGCACCCCACCGCCCCCTACACCATCCGCCGCCTTGGTCAGACCGCCTGGGCCACCGTCCCCACCCTGGCCGAGGCCCTGACTGAGCGGGACACTGCGGACCGGATCTGCCAGCGCGGCCACCTGATCATCGACGCCTGCGGCGAGTTGGTGATCTTCATCTAGGTAGCCACGGCGCGCGCCCTTCGGGGCGCCCAGCCGCCGAGGTGCAACCCTAGTGAGGAGAGAGATGATGACGAACACGAACAACATGACACGCAAGATTGAACTGTCAGGAACCGGATGGCGCATCCGACGACGCAAGCGCGACGGGGCTCTCGTGCCCCTGCCTACGCAAAAGTGCGGCGAGTGCGGCGCATGGATGGAGCCCGAGTTCAAGAGCGATGTGCGGGACGCAGAAACGTGGTTCTGGCCCGACTGCCTCGTGTGTCAGGGTCCGTGCTGCGCGAAGTGCTCCGACGAGGTTTACGAGGAGGGGTTCCGAGCGTGCCTCACGTGCCTGCAAAACCCCGACCTTGAGAGTCAAGTCGCCTCCATGCGGCGTTGGTGAGCAGGATCCCGCATGACGAAGCTCACCGTTCGGCAGCGCGACGTGCTCGCCTTCATTCACCTCACGGGGCGCGAGCCCCGGCGCACGCACATGAGGACGACGATCGCCCTGTTCGAACACCGCACGCGCCAGCCCTTCACGCTTGACGGGCCGAGCCTGCTCGTGAACGACGCGAGCCTGCCGCTGATCGAGGGTCGGCCGCTCGTGAAGGCCGTCGCGCTCTTCGAGAGCCACGGCTTCGCCCTGCCCGAGAAGCACGGCGACCGGGTCGTGCAGCCGTACGGGCGCAAGTCGACGCAGTACGTCTACATGCTGCGCGAGAGCGACGGCGTCGCGGTGCGCTTGTGGAAGTGCGGCACGTCGGCGACGGTCGACGTCGACACGGGATCGCCTTACCCGATCACCGAGTACGTGTGCCTCACCGGGAAGCACGCGACGCCCCTGCCCGAGATCGTGACCGAAGCCCCGGCCGGGCTGAGCGCCGACGAGTTCGACCTACTGTCCAGCGTCGGCCCCTGCCCGGCCTGATCCGCTCGATCAGCGGTCGAAGAAGAAGCGGCCCGGCTCACGGGCTGCACACCCTAGCGCTTGCGCGCCCTTCGGGGCGCCCAGCCGCCGAGGTGTAACCCTAGTGAGGAGATGAGATGATGACGAACACGAACAACACCGCCGCCCTGGTTTCCATCACCTTCAAGGGCGCGCTCCGCCGCGCCGAAGAGGCTTACATCTCCGCCATCGTCGCTGGTGGGGCGCGGAGCGTTCGCGTCAGCAAGTCCGCGATCAGATCGAGCGGTTACGCCGACGACGCGCCCAGCGGCGTCGCTGACGTGACCCACATCACCGGGGACCATGAGCCTTGGTTTTTGGGCGAGGACTCCGAAGGGAGATGCTGCTGGAGCTTCGACGGTGTGGAGTTGGTGATTTTCGCCTAGGTAGCCCCGGCGCGCCCCTTCGGGGGCCCAGCCGCCGAGGTGTAACCCTAGGAGGATGAGATGATGACCCTGACCGCTGATTACGTTGACCTACTCGTGTCCCGGTGCGCCGCCGACGCCCCCTGGCAGATCCGTGGCCTGTTCACGGACTACGCCGACGCCTCGCTCGCGTCCACCGTGCTTAGTCGGGGACTGCTAACCCGCGACTACAACGCCGCCGCCGAGGTCGCGATCGTCTCGTTCGGGCCGCACGGGTACCTCAAGACCGACGTCAAGACCGCAGCCGTGAGGACGTGGTGATGCCCGCAGCCAAGAGGATGGGCCGCCCGCCACTGCCTGCGAACGAGAAGCGCCGCCAGCGTGCGGTGCGGTTCAGCGATGACGAGTGGGCCGAGGTGGTCGAGGCTTCGCGCGGGTGGGGGGTCTGCAAGTGCTGCAAGGGCACGGCGGTGCCATCCGCCGTCATGTGCTGCGGGCAGATGCCGCGCCCCATGACGGCGGGGGAGTTCGTGCGGATGCGCTGCCTCGACGTCTAGCGTGACTAGCGCTTGCGCCTCGCAAGCATCGCGCGTTAACTTGCGCCCGTGCCTGCTGCCAAGCTGTCATCGCTGCCGCCGCCGCCGCTGGATGCGGCCAACATCGAGCGCGTAGAACACACCCGGCTCCGTCGCCGCATCATGTACGGGCGCCACGAGTCCGACCTTCGCAGCCTGCTCCGTGACCAGCTCGGCAGCGTGCGCGCGGACGCATGGGGCAACCGTCCTGACATGAGCGCCAACCCGTTTCAAAGCCTATGGACACAGGCTTCAATGCTGTACGCCGTGGAGCCCGAGGTGGGCCACGACGACGACTCGGGCAGGGAACTCCTGGCCCGCGTGGCCGAGGCCGGATATTGGGCGCTGATGCAGCGTGTTCAGAGGGACACCCTTGGGTTCCGTGAGATGTTCTTGCGCGTCACCGTGGACCACGGCGCCCTGGTTTTCCGCCCAGTATTCCCCGATATGGTCGAGGCGAAGGCACGAGCACAACGCCCATCCCAGCCGCTGATCGTGGGCGAGTGGGAGGAGCACGCGGATTTTGAGTGGGTGCGGCGCACCGCCGACGCGGTGAGCGGCACCTATACGGTGCAGGCTCACATCGACGGCGTCGACCGGGACGTGAGCGGCGAGGTCCTTGGCGACCACGATCGGGCGGTAGCCGCCGCGCATATCCTCCCCTACAGCGTCTTCCACGCCGCCGAAACGGGCTGGCTGTTCGACGCATGGACCTCCCAAGAGGTGGTGTGCGCGTCCCTGTGGATCGGCCTGTATCTGACCGAGTTCGGGCACATCATGCGCAACGCCAGCTGGCCCCAGCGTTACGCCGCCGGGGTAGTGGTCGAGGGCGCTGGCGTCGACGGCGCCCGCCAGGAGGTCGTCACCGATCCGGCCACGGTGCTCCTTCTCGGCGTGCGAGAGGGCGCGCAGCCGATGGTCGGCCAGTGGGGAAGCCCAGCCGACCCCGAAGCTATCCTGCGGGCCGTCGCCATGTACGAGCGGCGAGCACTCCAGGGTGCGGGATTGCACCCGCCCGACGTGACGAGGCAGAGCGCGGACATTCGGAGCGGCTACTCACTCGCGGTAGCTCGGGAGTCCGTACGGGAACAGCAGCGCTTCTTCGCGCCCCAGTTCCTGCGGGGCGACCGTCAGACCTTGCGGCTTTGCGCCGCCCTGCTGAACGAGGCCGAGGGCAGGAACTACCCCCTGGACGGGTACCAGATCCGCTATCGCGGCTTGCCGCCATCGCCCGCCGAGGACCGTCTACGCATCGACACGATCACCGCGCTCCTTGATCGTGGCGTGATCACCACTGATGAGGCCAGGGAGCGCCTTGGCGACGTCCTTGCCCGCGTCTAAAGAGGAGGATACACCTTGAGCGATGACACCCCGGCGGCGCCGCCCCCAGTCCATGACACACCCCCGCCTACCCGGTGGGCCGAACTGAAGGCTGATCTAGCCAACGCCACGAAGGAGCGCGACGAGTTGCGCGCGGCCAACGCGAAACTCAGCGGTCAACTCAGCGGTGTTAAGGACGCGCACACGGCGGCGGCAGCGCAGTGGGCTGATGAGCGCTCCTTGCTCAAGTACGGCATCGATGACGCACCCGGCATGGCGGCGGCTCGCACGGCCTACGGTGCGCTAGAGGGCGACGACCGCCCCGCGTCCGTGGGTGAGTATGTAGCCGCCCTCGTCGCCGCTGCCTCGGCCGAGGACGACCCCAAGCCCCCTCCCCGTTGGCTTGCACCGTACGCAACGCCAACGCCCGCCGCCGCGCCCGAGAAGGCGCCCCCGAAACAGACGGCGGCGGCGCCGCCGAGTGCTGGCGGCAGCGTCTCTGAGGAGGCACGTAAAGCGCTCCTCGACCAAGCGCTTAAGAGCGGCGATTGGTCGGCATTTAACAAGGCGGCTGGTATCACGATGTTTTCGGGGTAGACTCGCCTCGGACGCCACTAGGCGTGCAGCGTGCCTCCAGGCTGTGACCGGGGCTTCAGGTTGTCTCCACTGAGACGGGGACTAGCGGTTATTCGGCCCACCGAGACGGGCGGTTAAACACCACCCCTGGAGTTCTCGTGGGTTTCTACACTTCGAATCTCGGCAATGCGCTCGCCTCTGACGTCCTCAGTGGGATCTGGGTGCAGTCGTTGGCCGATCGCAACGCTCTCCCCAATCATCCCAGCCTGATCCGCGCCCCCGCTCCGGTCGGCGCGACCACGGTGCGTGTGCCCGATCTCGACCTGAACGGCGCGGTGCTGCTGGCCTCGACCACCGAGGGTGCGGCGGTGTCCGCTACCACGCCCACCGACAACGCCTCGGATATTGCCTTGGCCCGCTTCTCCAAGCGGTACGACCTGTCGGACTTCATGCGGCAGGTGGACGGGCTCGGCATCAGCGCGGAGCAGGTCTTCGCGATGGATGCCCTGATCGCTTGCGGCGCGACCCTGCGCGACGAGGTCGCCCAGATCGTTGACGCCTTCTCCTCGACGGTCGGATCGACCACGGTGGACGCCACCGCCGCGAACTTCTTGGAGGCTATCGCCACCTTGGAGATCGCGTCGGTGAATGGCCCCTACCTCGCGATGCTGCACCCGCGCCAGTGGGCCGACATTCGCTCGGATGTCAGCACCGCCTCGGGCGGCGCCATCCAGTGGAACGCCGGATCGCAGGAGGTGTTGAACGCCTCCAAGGGGCTCGGCTCGCAGGGCAACTTCTTGGGCGTCGACGTATACACTTCGACATCCATCGTCACCGCGAACTCCCTCGCTGACCGCGCGGGCGGCATGTTCGGCCGTGGCGCGATTGCCTACGCGATGAGCGCCCCCCGCTCCGATGCGGACTTCACGCAGGTCGTGCTCGGCAACGAGGTGCTCTTCGAGAAGGACCGCAACGCGCCCGCCGGCCTCACCGAGTACGTCAGCCACATGCACTTCGGTGTCGTGGAAGTTCTGGACGCCGCCGGGGTGTCGATCATCACCGACGCCTAGCGCGTGGGTACACGGGGACCGTCAGCACCCTCCTCCGCTGGCGGTCCCCTATCCACACACCGGAGGAGGTGGAGGAGGCAATCCCGCATGGAAACCGCGAGCACTACCCCGTTCGTCATGGACTCGGACCCCACCGGGGGTCCACCGCCGACGCGCATCGAGGCGTCCACGCCGTTCATTTACGTGGCACACCCGGAGCGCTGGATGGTGCTCGCGGGGAAGGTCCTCCCCCTCCTCGGCAAGGTGAAGATCCGCAAGGGTCAGAACGGCATCATCACCGACCGTCACGGAAACCTCATCGGCGTGCGCGCGGCAATCGCCCGCAAGGAGGAGCGCGGTTGGTCGCACGTGCCGCTGGACAGCGTCCCGCCGCAGGACCGCACCCCCGGCGAACCCGTCTCCTACCTCTGCACCCCGCAAGGGCGCCCCGATGCTCACGTCAGCATCTACACGCGGCTATACCCAGGGGCCACCGTCGCGGACTGCGACGAGGCCGGCTGGGTCCGCTTTCTGGAGTACCAGCTAACGCAGGGCGTGATCCCGCCCTGCCCGATCTACGTGCTGGAGCGCATGGCCCAGGCCGAGGAAGACAAGCGCAACAAGGCAGCGGACGAGGCACGATCGGTACCGTCCAGGGCCGTCGATGCGGAGCGCCACGGCGCCGCCCTGGCGGCCATCCGCAAGGAGATCGCCAAGCGGACCAAGAAGGCAAAGCCGGTCAAGAGGCAGACGGCACAGGTGGTCATCGATGAGTAGTGACCTCAAGCACGTGCGCGAAAACTTGCGTGAGCGCTGCCGCGAGGCGGGCATGACCCGCAGCGAGGCCAAACACCGCGCGGAGCGCACCGTGCGCAAGGTCGCTGATCGGGTCGAGGCCGGTGACGCCTATGGCCCCGACGGCAAGAAGGAGCGGCGATGAAGGACGCACTACGCAAGGCCCAGGCGCTACGCGGCGGCGCCCCCAAGACCATCGCGCGGGCGGTGCAGCCTGACGGATCGCACGGCTGGCGCATCACCTACGCCAACGGTGACGCCGTCCTCATCGACGGCAGCGGCACCGCAGCGCTCAAGAAGAAGCCCGCTGCCAAGAAGTCCGCGCCGAGGAAGGCGAAGAAATAGTGCCTTGGGTCGAGTATCAGGTCCGGTATCCCACCGTCACGCAGCTCGAGCGTGCGCGTGATTCGTACCTGACCCTGCCGGTGTACGACGACGGGGCACTCGCCGCACCGTCCAGCGGCACGATCTCGATCTACAACCCAAGCGGCACCGCCGTGGTTGATGGCGCCGCCGTCACCATCACCGGCTCCATCGCCACGTACACGCTCACAGCCGCCACGGTCGCCACTGAATCATTCGGGTCTTCCTGGCGCGTCGAGTACACGCTCACGATGCCCGACACCGAAACGCACCTGTGGAGGCACGACGCCGCCCTCGTGCGGGTGCGCCTGGATCCGGTCGTCACCGACGCCGACCTCATCGCGCGCCACAGCGATCTAAACTCCTACCTGCCCTCCTCGACCTCGACGGGCTGGGAGGTCTGGATTCAGGAGGCATGGCGTGAGGTCTTGAGCAGGTTGGAGATGATGGGGCGGCGCCCTTGGTTGATCACGACACCGCAGGCGCTACGGCCGATCCACCTCTACACCACGCTGGGCATCATCTGCCGCGACCTGAGTGGCGGCGCCGCTGATGACAACAAGTGGACGCGCCTCGCGGACAAGTACAGCGACGACGCTGCACGCGCCTGGGGCTCGGTCAATTTCGACTACGACGACGACAACGACGGCAGCGAGGGCGGCACCGGGCGCACAGGCGCTGCCTCCACGGTGTGGCTTGCACGGAGTCCTCGGGGATGACCACGACTTTCGCGGAGCTGCGGCAGGACTTGAGCACGCAGATCCTCACCATCGGCGGCGACTGGAACGCCTCACCCGTGCCCTACCACCTACACGGACCGGGCGATGTGCCTGATGCGGTGCCCGCGAGCAAGGCGCATCTAAGCTTCTCCATCGGCTTCGACTCCGAGGCGGGCGAGGATAGGCAGCGCGCCGCACTGGGCGCGCTGACCCTGTCGGGCGTGTCTGTGCGCTTCTTCGCGCGCTACACGCCCCGTGACGGTCTGGCTTCCGAGGACGCAGCGCTCGACCATGAGCGGGACCTAATCGCCGCCGCGATTGCCACAGATGGAGTACAGGTGCTGTGGGAGAGCAGTAGCCGCGACATGACCTCGTCGGGGGAGTGGTTCGTCCACGAGTCCCGCTTTCAGACCTACCACCGTTTGCCGTTGACCTAGGAGTCCCAGCATGGCCCTCAATTCCGCCCCTATTCTCATCCCCAACGGAACGATCCTTGTTGAGGACGGCGGCGCCCTTGCCGCAACCATGATCTACGAGGACGGCGACTTCAACATCGCGGGCCTTGCTGAGGGGGATTACGACGTCGAGGGCTTCAAGGATCGTGGAGACTTCTACGCATTCCGGCAGACCGACCAGAAGACCTACTCGCTGTCGTTCTCCTGCCACGCGACCGAGATCAGCGACGGCACCGAGACTCAAGCGCTGATGGACGTGATGCTCAAGGAAAACGCATGGTCGGGCGGCACGTCGGTCATCACGACCGGCTCCGACGTCTGGGCCGTGAAGGTGACCTACACCGCCGACACCTCGGGCGTCACCGGCGGCGAGGCTGGGCAGACCATCGTGGTCAATGCCTTCATCCCGCAGGACGTCTCCTTCACGGAGGGCAATCCCGCGAAGTTCAGCGTCAGCGGGATCTGTGTTCCGTTCGGCGGCACCAAGGCGGTCACCCGCACCTAGCACCAGCGCCAGGAGGAGGCGAAACAGATGGCAATGCCTGAGAAGATCGAAGTGGTGGAGAGGGTTTGGCCGGTGTCGCTGCCGGGCTTCACGGAACGTGAGGAGTTGGTCGCGGCCCTCTCGAAGCACCAATCGGACGGGCTGATGCTTCGGCGGGTCTACGCTGCTGCTATCGGTTTGTGCTCCGGTGTAGGTGCCTTGACCCAGGCGTCCTACGCGCGCTGTGGGCACGATGTGCTCACCTACGGCGGCAAGGTGTATGCATACCTCCGCGAGCACGGGGCGAGCGTTGATGTGGTGTCCGAGACGGGCTTCGAGCTGCTTATCCCGATGGCGCGGCAGTTGTTCCCGCGTGAGGAGGAGGTCGCGGAGCAGGCGGGTTTTACGGACGCCGCCGAGGGCACCTCGACCTGATGGCGGTTCGCCTCTCCTTGGAATACGGGGCGGGGCATGGGCCGGGATGGTTTCGCGGCCTGTCGAGGGAGGAGCAAATCGAGGTGCTCGCTTACGAGCGGGTGCGGAATGAAAGGGCGAGGCAGTGAAGCTCCTGACCGATGCACACTTCGACCAGCTCACCCATCCGCGACCGCACGCCGCAAAGAAGGGTCGCTGACAATGCCATACCTCCAGATCAGCCACGCCCTTGACGAGCACTACGCGCGCGCCGTGAAGAAGCTCATGGACGAGAAGGGCGAGATCGCCATGCTCCGCTATGTCGAGGCCAACGCCCGCCGCGCTGAGGGCGAGTGGTACGACCACTGCACGAAGCGCACGGGCTTCTCGGGGAGGCTCCGCTTCCGCGCGTACCGAACGCGAGCCGGGAACCTGCGGGCCAAGGTTGGCAGCGATGCGCACTACGTGCGCTATCTCAACCTTGTCTTTCCGGCCAACAAGCGGGTCATTGATAAGACGCTGACCGATCCAATGCGCCGCAATATCAGCACCGACTTCAAAGCTGAACTCTCCAAGGCGATGATGTAGTGGCCAGGAAGAACCCCCGCGTACCTGTTGATATCGTTGCGCAGACCACCAAGTTTGACTCAGCTATCAAGACGAGCGCCAAGGCAGCAACGGCGTCGTTCGCGGCGTTCGCTGCCGCCAGCACTGCCGCCGTTGTGGGCATCACCAAGGCGACCATTAACCTATCGGGCGAGCTGAACCAGATCGCCAAGGACGCCAAGCGCGTCGGCACCAGTGTCGAGGACTGGCAAAAGGTCACCGGGGCTATCGGCCTGCTGACCGGCGGCGCTGTCGATGGCGCGACGGCCATGCAGACGCTACAGCGGAACATGGCCGACGCCCGCGAGGGGACCGGCGAGGCTGCTGGCTCCCTGGAGAAGTTGGGGCTGACGCTTGACGAGCTATCACCTGACGACCTCGCCGGCAATCTGGTCACGATTGCCGGGCGCTTCGACGGGCTTGCCGATCACGCTGAGAAGTCCCAAGTGGCAATGGAGCTTTTCGGGCGGGCGGGAAAGGAGCTAGTCCCCGCGTTGGCCGCTGGCGGCGATGCCGTCCAAGAAGCGATCGGGCGCGTCGAGGATGCGGGCCTCGTGTCGTCCGAGGCTGCGTTCCAAGCGGAGTTGCTACAGGACTCGTTGGCCGACGCGAGCCGCGCCATGCTCGTTATGCGGACAGAGGCGCTCGCCCCGCTGATGCCGGTAATCACGGGCGTTGTGGGCGGCCTCGTGGACCTTTCCCAGGAACTGCGGGATACGGGCGCCCTGGAGGACTTCGGGGACGCTGTCGCACGCACCTTTATCGAGGTGATGATACCCGCCGTGACGGTGGGCGTGGCGCAGTCGAAGAAGGCGTTGGCGGGGCTCACGTCCACGCTCGCCGCCGGCATCGTCGGCTACAACAAGATGGCCGTGGCAGCTAAGACGGCTGGTGTGGCGCTGGAGTTCGTCAAGAATCGCGGCAAGGTATCCGGGGAAAGCCTTGCGGAGCTTGAGGCGCTGACGCTCGACCTCGCTGAATCGCAGATATTCCTCGACGCCGCAACGCGCGAGTTCGTGGGCGTCGAGGAAGACGTTGCCGTTGTGATGGATGGCGTGCTTGAGCGTATCCGCGCCATGCAGGCCGAGTTCGAGGAACTCACCACATCCCAGCGTCACAGCAGCAGCGAGACCGAGACACTCCTCGCTGAGGGGACGGACGCCTACGAGAACGCACTACTCAAGCGCCGCCGCGCTCTTGAGGCTAACGTGGACGCCACCGCCATCCTCGAAGAGAAGATGGCCGAGAACACGGAGGCCGTTGAGCAGCGTCGCGCGACCGCGATGGAGGCGGCAGACACCAAGCGGCAGCAGTCGCTAGATATCGCGCTCATGGCCGTGCAGACGGTCGCCACGATCTCCCTCAACATTCTCGACGCTGCCGCTGATGCCGAGGTGGCGATTATCAATCGCACCACGGAAGACCGCAAAGAGGCGGCGCTTAAGGCGTTTGAGGTCAACAAGAACACGCAGTTGGCGCAGGCGCATATCCTCCGCGAAATCGGTGCGCTGATGGCGTTCGCAACTGCGCCCAACTACATCGCGGGTGTTGCGATGGCTATCGCCGCGCAGGCGCAAGGCTGGGTCAACTTCGGAATCATCGCAGCACAGCAGCCGCCTTCCTTCCACATGGGGGGAATGGTCGGAGGTGGGCCAGCCCGCAGTATCAGCCCCGCAGGCTCCCCCGACGAGGTCAACGCCACCCTACTCCGAGGTGAGCGGGTGCAGTCACGGGCCGAGGTGCGTGCAGGACGCGGCCCCCAGACCATTACCACCGTATTCCAGGTCGGTCCGCGTACAGTGGACGCCATGACAACGGAGGCGCTACGCACCGGCCAGGGTTCCACATTTGACGCATTCCGCGCCGTCCAGCCTCGGCGCGTGGGCAGGCACAACCCACGGAGGCGCCGCTAGATGGCCTCAGACGTCAGCAACACCTACCTTCGTGGCCTGGGTATCCCCTCGGCCGTAGCGGACCTCGACGCCCTCCAGGGGCGCGGCACGGGCAACACCGACAGCAAGTACCAAGAGGCCTCACCGGTCGCGGGCGTGCCCGAGGCTGTACGCACGAGCCACATGGCGCTGGAGGCTACGGGTACACCCTCGCAAGAAGCGGAACTACTTATCACCGCGCACCGCGCCGGCAATCCAGGGCTGGAGCGTGCGGGGTACTATTGGTCAGACCAAGCCGACGCATCCCCTGTCGATTACGGTTGGGACGCACCCTCGTTGGTGACGGGCTGGGAGGCGCTCTGGTTCACATCGCTGCCCACGGCGCACACCGGGCGCCCACGGGTTATCCGCCTCTTGAACGGCGATCTTCTTTGTATCGCAGTCCAGGCAAGCACCGTCAGCGCTCCCATCAGCCCCCACTACTACACCGCCAGCACTAGCACGTGGGCCGATCTGTCCGACCTGACGCTTGACGACCCGGCGGCGCAGAAGGGTTGCGGACTCCTCCAACTCCCCAGCGGGCGGGTGCTCCTGTTCGTGCAGAGCAGCTCCAACGATCAGGTCGACGTCTATTACAACGACGACGTCGAGGGGGACGCTGCGTGGGCTGTCTACGCCCGCCGCGTGCTCGATGAGCCGCCGGCCACTGCCGATATCCTCGCGATCAATGTCTGCTATAGCGGCGGCGAGATCCTGATGGTCGTGGAGTGGGATGACGGGTCGAACCTCACCGCGAGCGTGTACGGATCCAGCTCGCTCGGCGCGTCATTCATTCAGACCGACGACGACTGGAACGCCACCACGAGCAGCACCATTGAGGCCGTTCGCATCGTGGCCGGCAGCGACGGGGGATTTATCGTCGGTTACGCGAAGGTGCCGCTGTCGAGCGCCTACAAGACCCGCCGCCTCGCCTCCGCAATGGGCAACCTTTCAGCGCAGGACGAGGTTGATCTAGGCGGCGGCAACAGCACGGGATATTCATCCCTCGCGCTGTGGCGCGATGAGTGCGGCCTGCTTTACTCCATCCGCTTCGACACGACCAACAGCGGTGTAGGCGTCATCGCCCGCTCGGATGACGATGGGCTGTCGTGGACCGACTTCGGCAAGAACACCAAGGTGCTGTCCCTCCACGAGGGCGACACGACAGATCGGTTTGAGTACTGGGACGCGGTCGATACGGGCGGGCGCACGGCGCTCGTTAGCCGCTGGACGGCATCATCCGCCAACGAGGATGAGCGATCGGTCGGGGTGATCTGGCTGGGCGGGTACAGCACCCACACGGCGCCGTCTGAAAGTTCGGGCATCAATTACAGGGACACCGACCAGATCGCCTACAACACGGTCGGTGCGGGAGCAGCCCTCGGCGGGATCTATCTGCCCATCGAGCTGCCGGGCAACGTGAACTGGGGCACGTCAGGCGCGGCCTCGACGGAGGACCTCGTCAGCCCTGGGGTACTGAATCTCGGCACGACGGGAGGCTACTACTACTACAGCCGTGATCTGGTCACGACCAGCGGCGCCTACGCGTGGTTCGTGGAGTTCGCCGTCCAGCTAAACACCACGGGCAGCACCACCGCCGACGTCGTCTCCGTCCGCATCGAGACGAGCGACGGGTCATCCGACGAGCACCAGTGCCACATCCGCCTCTCATCGACGGGCTACGCGGTCTACGACAAGCACGGTGATATCACCCTCGGCACGACGTCCGCTGACTTCACCTCGCGCGTGTGGGTGCGCGTCGCCCTCGACGCCGACGGAGACGTGCTGACGTGGTACTGCGAGGAGGCAAACCACGGGCAGCTCCGTAAGTTCACGGCTGGGGCCGGTGGTGCGCTGACCTCCAGCGGGCTGACCGGCAATAATCGCATCTTCTTCGGGCACCTCGGCACGGGCACGGAGGACTCGGAGTGGTCGTCGGTGGGTTATTGCTGCTGGCCTGGGACATGGGGCCCCGCGAGCTCCAGCTTTGGCGACTCGTGGACGTCGCCCGATGACCTCCACCCTCGCAGCTTTAGCGCCACGCCTCAACTGGTGCACGACGGGATCAAGGTCGCCGCCAAGAGCGGCCCGGCAAAGATCGGTGACTCGTGGACCGTCAAACAGGACGCCGACCACGCCGCTGCCAATATGCTGTGGCGGGTGAACCCCTCGCCGCAGGCGCAGTGGCGCCACACCACGGACGAGAACGAGACGATCTTTTCGTTCGATATGTTCAACGTGGCGACTGCGACCAAGTCCCACCTGATGGGGTCGTCTCGGTTCATCGCGATGCTCAACACGAACATCCGTCAGGGCGTGCTTGAGTCATCGACGGACGGCGCCTCGTGGACGACCCAGATCACCCTTGACGCCCGCACCGACTTTGACGGCCTGCGCTTCACGCGCAACGGCGACGTTATCGCCCCGGAGAAGGGCGGCGCCAGTCACAAGGCCGGCCGCTACATCAACGAGGGCGAACTGGTCGGCGGCACGGTCAAGTTCACGGGCACCTCGGCCTACCGCCAGATCCTTGAGAACACGGGCGGCGCCTGGACGGACGAGGGCGCCGCCGTGCCGTATATCCGCTGCCGTGACATTGACGACGCCGAAGGGGCGACCGGAGCGTGCGAGTTCTGGGCGCCTAATGTCGTCGGCTACAAGCACGAGCTGGGCGACTTTCACCGCTACTGGCGCTTGCGCATTCCCTCGCAAGTCACCGCGCAAGGGGACTACCGCCTCGGTCAGCTCGTCTTCGGACACGTCCACGTGTTCGGGATGCAGTACGGGCGCGGCTGGTCCGTCTCGGTTGAGCCGCAGTGGGATATTGAGGCGTTGCGCAGCGGCTCATCGCGCGCCCGTAAGATGGGCAAGGCGCTACGCCAGATCGAGATCGGCTGGGCTGATGGTAGCGATGCTACGCAGGCACAAGCATCCGACCCCGTGCCCGATTACGTCACCGGCTCCAGCAGCGGGATCCCGCTTGCCTCGCGTGGTGATGAGATCCGGCGCCTCCAGGGGCTGGCCTTGCAGCACGGCGCCGATCCTGTGCTGTTCCTGCCGCGCATCAACCGCACCACGGACGAGGTCATCTTGACCGACCCCGACCTGTGGCTGTGGGGGCGCATCGAGTCACCGGCCACGCGCACCAACGTGCTTGGAGATGAGGACGTGAGCGAACTGGACCGCCTCGACACCATCACAATTCGGGAGATCGGCTGATCCGTGCAGTGGAGCCGCGACCAGTTGCGCAAGTCTGAGGGGCTGCACTGGCTCCTTGATCTGACGTGGGGAGGGCGCCACTACTTCCACAGCGAGCAGCACGTGACGGCCGACGCCTACGGGCACGGCGCCGAGGAGTGGCTTGACGGGCTGGACGTTGGCGGGCCGCTGATGGACAGCGTCGATCCGCTGTCGGACAGTCCAGCGCCGCGATCCGTCAGCATCACCCTCACGCTACCCCCCGGCGTAGACGTGCCTGACCTCGTCGCCAGGGGCTTCCACCTGGGCAGCGCTACGGCGAGGCTCCTGCTATGGGCAGAGGGCACCACGGAGGCGATCACGGTGATCGACGGGGTCGTCAGGGATCCACAGTATGAGACGGCCGGACAGCCGATCACCTTCGCGCTTGAGGAGATGCCCTTCGATGACCGCGCGCTGTGGCCCCCCGTGCGCGCGGTCGTGGATGACGACACGTGGCCTAATGCCGACGAGAAGGCACTAGGGGAGATGTATCCATGGATCGGCGGCGCCCCACCGCTGGAGGAGCCCGACGCATTTGGATCGCCGGGCCTCGTCGTCAGCGTCACAGGATCCGACCCCATTACGGGCATGACCCTGCTCATTGCGGGCCACCACTGCGAGGGCGGCACGGTCGCCATACGCAACGTCACCGACGACACACCCGGCGATACCTTCACCGTCGAAGACGGCAGTGACGGCGACGGCAACCCAGTGGCAACCGTGGACCTGTTCGAGCCCGGCACGACCATCACGCGCGACGATGGCGGCGACGCATACTGGGTCCGCTGGGGGACGTCCACGCACTCGGGCGGCATGATGGTCGGCGGGTCGCTGATGCGTGGTGCCGGTGACGTGCTCGTGTGGTGGCTGGCCCGCTCCACGATTCGTTGGGACCGGGGGCGCGTCGCCGCCCTTGTGCCGCGTATGAACGCCTACCTGCTCGACTGGACGGCGACGGCGTCAGCCGATGCCCGCTTCTCCCCGTGGGATTTCGTGCGGGAACATATCCTGCCGGTGCTCCCGATCTCCGCGCGCATGGGCGGCGGCGGCGGGGGGCTCTATTTTGTCTGGTATGACTGGGACGCATCAGCGAGTGATGCTGTTGCCCACATCGACGCAGACGGGGGGCTCGTGGAGCGGGCCAGCGCCGTGTCCTACTCGCCGCGCGACGATGTCGCCAACGAGTGGCGGCTGTCCTATCGCATTGATAGCGAGTCGGACAAGTACACGGCCCGCGCCGTGGTCACGGGATCGGGGGAGACTGCGGCGCTGGAGTCGTCGGCGGTAACCTCCCTGCTATGCGAGCGTAGCAATGCGATGTACGGGCACCGCGTCAAGGAGATCACCAGCGCGGTCATCTGCGACGCCGCCACAGCCGGGCGCGTCGCTGCATGGAAGGCTAACGCGCACGCGCTACAGCACCGCCTCGTGTCCTACAGCCTTCCCCGGGATATGGCGTGGATCAAGCCTGGGGACGTGGTGAAGATCACCGACTCGGACATTGGCCTGTCCGGCGCCGTGGCCCTCGTGGACGCGATGCCTTGGGGGCCGCTGGAGGTGTTCGACGTCCAACTACGAATCTTGAGCCGCGCCCAAGAGTGGGCGGTATAACCAACCAACAGGAGCACATCGCATGGCACTCACAACGATCGACCGGGAACTGACCAAGGCTGTCGCCGTCAGCTCTAGCTACCTGGGTAGCGGCAATGAGATATACATCGAGAATTGCGGCGCGGCGGTCGAGCTGTGGCTTGATGACGACGCCCTCGTTATGACCGTCAAGTTTCAGGTCGGCGGCGGCGACTTCATCGAGGCGCCCGCGCTCGCTGCCAAAGACGTCTGGAGCTTCGCCAAGCGGCCCGGCACCGACGTACTCATCGACGTCAAGAGCGACAGTGGCACGCCCAACGTCAACGTGATGGTTGTTTGATGGCGGTCAAGATCATCAGGGCGGGCGGCGGCGCCACCGCCGCGACAGTGCTCTCATTGTCCCCCGGCAGCGGCACGTTCACCGTTTCGGACGGGATCGTGGACGGCGGTATGTGGGATGGGTTCGACCTCCACGATCCCGGCGGCAACTTCACGAGCATCGTGGGGGACGGATCCGAGTCGGTCCTGAACACCGCCGTCCAGGGCAGTCACTTCCGGCCGGCCTATGAAAACGGCACGCTCTTTGATGATGAGGCGTTGGCGCTGACCGTGGACGCGGTCGGGGATTGGACCGTTGAGCTTAAAATGAAGTACGAGACGACCTCGGCGTCCACTACGCACCTTTTCGCCGGCCCCGGTGCGTGCTGGCCGCGTGGGAACGATTCCGCGTTCTTGCTGACGACCGCGAACGACAACTCGACCAAGGTGCGGGCGCGAGCCGTCATCGGCCTGGAACAGGTGGGCGAGACTGACGGGGGCACGTCCGTCGATCCCACAAGTCACTGGCACTACCGCACCAGCCGATCGGGCTCGGATATCCTCTATGAGGAGTCATCGGACGGCGCCTCGTGGACAACCGTGCGGTCCGCTGAGGACGACGTCGTTGGATCGGTGGCGAAGATTGGCCTGATCGTCGGCAATTGGACCTCCTACGCTGGTGTGATCACCATCGAGTCAGGGACCCTTACCTACTTCCCGGCCGAGTAGTAGCCGTGCGCGTGCTCGTCATAGATGACGACCCCACGCTCAGGATGGTCCTGAGCGCCGCGCTTGGGATCCTCGGGTGGGCCACTGAGGGCGCCGCCGACGCCGCCGACGTCGCTGCCTACGACGTAGATGTGATCCTCGCGGATTTGACAATAGGCACCACGCCCACCGACACGATCGCACGCATCACGGGCGCGGCCGGCGGTACCCCCGTGGTCATCCACACGGGCACGGTGCCCACTGAGGAGTTTGAGCGGCTCCTATCTGAGCAGGGCATCGCGGACGTTATCGAGAAGCCAGCGTCAGCCGACCTCATACACCGCCGCCTGCTCGCTGTGAGCCGCAAGACGCGCCAGGGGCACCGCGCGCTCGGCGCCGTTGAAGGCGCACTTGCCTGCCTCGCCACCGCCGCCCACGAGGCGTTAGCGCTCTCCCTGGGGCCACCCCATGGCACAGGATGACATGGCGGCACTAGAGCAGCGTGTAGCCGAGTCCATCGAACGCATCGCCGCAGACGTTCGGGACGGGGCAAGCGCCGTTGATGATCGCCTCCGCAAGGTCGAGACGTGGATTGCGGTAGCTCAAGACCGTGAGGGACGATCGGGCCCCGTGCAGTTTGTGACGCTCGCCACCTACGCGGAGCACCGCCACGACCTCAAGCTATGGCAGGCCGGCGTAGACGAGTCACTGCGGAAGGTAGGCCACCGCATCGCCTATTGGTCAGGCGGGCTGGCCGCCCTCATCCTTGCAATGACGGTCCTAGCTAAGTTTGTGGGCTAACATCGGGCGATGAGTCAGATCGAATACCTACGCCGCGAGGCCGAGGCGCTCCGCACCATCGCCGCGCGCCTTGAGCGCACCGCTAGCCCGTCGCGCCGCTCGGCGTCTGCGGTCCGTACAGCCGCCGATCGCCTCGATGGGCTGGCGAACGACCTCGAAGAAGCGCCCCCTTGGGGCTCCGAGTTCTTTACGTTGGAGGAGCTGTCGTGCACGTCCCAGCGTCTGCCGAATGACCCCTGCCTCATCACGCGCCAGGAGCTTGCAGAACTATGCCGCGTCATCCTTGATCCGCTGCGGCGCCACCTGGGCAAACCCATCACCGTGACGAGCGGCTACCGCAGCCCGGCAGTAAACGCCGCTGTCGGGGGCGCCCCGGGGTCGGACCACGTCAGGGGGCGCGCGGCCGATATCAAGGTAAGGGGGATGACCGCCCTCGACCTCGCCGCCGCCGTCGTGGCGATGCGCTTGCCCTTCCGGCAGTTGATCACCTACGACGATAAGGGACACGTCCACGTGTCCTACCACGGCACCGGGGCGCCGAAGGGTCAGCAGTTGCGGCACGTCGGCGGCACCTATGAGCGGTGGGACCACAGCAAATGAGCTGCTGGACTGCCGGCCATCGCCCAGCACTTGAGCATGGCGTGCTGCGCTGCCGCGACTGTGGGCGGCGCGTCATCACCCGCTCCGAGGTGCCGCCGTGGGTGACGGTGGCACGGGTGCTGGTCCTCGCCGCCGTCGTGCGCCTCGCGCTGTCGGTGTGGTGATCCTGCGTTACTATGCCCAATGCCGATGAACTCAAACCGCGTTCGCCTCTCCCTCGCCGGCCTCGTCGTGCTCGCCCTGGCTGGCCTGCTCATCGCCTACACTGACGCGACGTGGGAGGAACTCAAGCCCATCGTGGACCGCGCCGAGGGGCTCATTATCGCCCTCATCGGCGCCGACTCGTGGAAGCGTCTAGGTGACCCACGGGGGGCTGAGTCCGCATGATCCACCTCACCCCCGACGCCCGCGACACTATCGCCGCCGTCGCCCTCGATGCCGCCCTCACTGTGGAGCCGCGCGCCGTGCCCGGCGGCGTGAAGATGCGCATGGCGACGGCGATCGGTATGCGTAAGCTCAAGGCCGAGGGCATGCCTGAGGCGCTCGCTACGCGCTTTGCTGCCCACATCGACCCCACCGATACAGACGACAACGTCGACGGCCCCCTGAGCGATGCTGAGGTGGCTGTGGTGGACGGGATCACGATGGCGGCAGGGTCGGGCGTTGGACTCATCGCGGACGCCATCGAGGACAAGAGCGGGTGTGTGTGCAACCGCCAGATCCTAGCCCTGGTGCGGTCGCTGCTACAGGTGGCGATCGAGGCGGCGGCGAGGAGTATCAAGGCGGCGCCCCGATAGAGCAGCGTCGCGGTTTGACTAGGTACCTCCTGGGTACCCAGTCATGGCACATCTATCTCAAAACTCGCGGATGACCCGCCCAGCCTCGTGCGGCAGGCGCGGCACGGGCACCCGCCCTGCGGACGGCCCACGAGGCGTGCGAACTCGTCCAAGCTCATCGTCACGGTGTCCACGGACGGCGCGGAGCCGCCTGGGCTGTTCTTGCGGGCGACGATGAGCCAGGGGCGATCGTCGCGCGCCTCCTCGGATTGGCGGATGGCGGCGTAGATGTTCGGGCGCTGCCCCACTTTGCACTCGACCCACCAGGGCGTGCCCTCGACGTCGGCAAGCGGCGAGTCCGCTTGTGCCTGCCCGACCCCACGGATCGCGGCGGGGTAACACTCGCCCAGGCGGTTGGCGACGTCGCGCTCCCACTGGGCGCCTTTGCGGCGGCTGCGGGCCCCCATCTACTCCTCCGAAACTGCGGGAGACGATGCGGCGCGCACCGCCCCCCGCCCATCCGACTGCACAGAGGTCGCCCCAGCGGCGGGAGAATCCCCATCTGCTGGAGCGGTCAGGCCCACTGAATGGCGGTCGGATGAATCAATGCACTTGCGGCACGTCACCGGCTCGCGCGTCTGCACGTCCGGCCATGCGCCGTGGTGGACCACCCGCAGGCCACAAACTGAGCTGTAGTGCGGATAGGGCACCCTGCGGTGCGTGCAGTAATGCACGGTGCCGCCGCTGGTCTGGTAGTGGCGCGGCTTCACGGCGACTCCTTGAGCAGCCGCAGGATCTGCCCAGGCTCGCTATCGAGGGTGTCCAGGCTGTAGCGCCCCTCGGACTGCTCCTGAATCCACCGATTGGCCTCGTCCGCACTGGCTGCGCAGCCCGGCCCAAAACGGTCCGCGAGCATGGAGCGGGCCTCGCTGAGTACGGAGCTGAACCCTGCCACGGCCTGATTCCCGTCGTCGTCGTCGTCGCCTACGATCCCCACCATCGAACACAGTGCATATCGGCGGAGGTACGTGATCGCGCTGCCCATTTCTTGGACCTTGGAGCCGCACCGGCAAGCAACCGTGCTTTCAATGGTGCCCGCGCCGTGCATGATGGTCGTCGTGAGGGCGACCCCGCCGTCATGTGACGAGGGCGCCTGCACGATGGCAAGGCCATGCTTGGCAAACACCGGGCGTACAGCCTTGAGGCAGCTGGCGAGCGTGGCGAACCTCGATCGAAAATGTGGGTTTACGCCGTCCAGGGCGGGGTTACGGATCTCGCCCTGGGCGGCGGCAAGTGCATCAGCGAGCGTGGCATGGGGGTTATCGCTCATCGCTCCCGCCCTCCGTCGACCGCGTCGATGTACGCGGCCTCATAGCGCCCAGCCTCGCGCCCGCATCGCGCGTGCCAATAGTCCACGAGGGTGTGTAGGCGGCTGGCGTCCGCAAGGGTCGCGCGGAGGCGGCGGTGCATGTCGTAGGCGACGGCAACGGAGAGGATGAGGGCAACGGCAAGGGTCAGGGTGAGGGCGTGCACTACTCGTCCACCGTTACGGAGGCCATCCGCTGGCGCTCCTTGCGGAACGCGGCATCGGCCTTGCGGTACGCGGCGACGAGCGGCCCGTCCACGCTCGGCGGGAGGCCGGCGACGACCTCCTTAGCGATGGCGTTGGCGACGTTGTCGCGGTTGATGGCTGCGGTCGCGTAGTCGTTCGCCGCATCTACGGCATCAGCTCGGGTCATGGTGTCTCCTCCAGGGTGTGGATCGTTAGGATGCTGCTGTAGCGCGCCTCAGCGCTCGCTGCGGTGTACCAGCGGATCACCATGCGGCGGGACGGTTCGTGGCGGTGGTACGCACAGAAGGCGATAACATCGGCGGCGGCGGCAGCAATGGCGTCCCAGCGCTGCCGGTAGTGCTCCGCGCGCGCGAGTTGGGCGGGCGTCATCGCCTCCACTCCCGCCGCTCATCGGCGTCGAGGTGTTTCACGGCCGCCGGCCAGTCCCACCGCCCAGGGTGGCGCGCGCAGTTGGCGTAGAGGCGCGAGGAGTGCTCGTCGTGCAGTCGCTGTTCCTCGCGGTACATGGCGTCGACGGCGGCGCCCATGCCGGCCTCGTCGTCGGGGGTGCGGCGCTTCATCGCGTCTCCCGCCATGCGTCAAAGGCGAGGTCGTCAGCAACGAAATCGTAGTCATCCACGCAGACGAACCCGTCGAAGGTGCCGCCCACAGCCTTGACACTGCCGAGGATGGGAACTTGCACGCTGCTGACGCGGGCCTCGTGCGCCCGCTGCTCGCGGGGTAGGTCGACGTAGGCGCCCTCGCGGCGAGTGAAGCACGGGCCGCACACGTCCAAGAGCGCCTCCTCGTCCAGCGTCATCGGCGCGCGGCAGTCGGGGCAGGGCTTGCGGTCGAGGGAGTAGTTAGTCATCACCGAGAGCCCAGCCGCCCGCGAACTTGGCGTCCTCATCGTCTGCGCAAGCGAAGCAGAGCGCGTCATCAGCGACGACCGGCCCCCCGCAGGCGTCGCAGACAGGATCAGGCTCGGGCTTTGCTGCGGGCTTTACTGCGGTGTTTGCGTTGCTCATAGGTAGGACTCTACAAGGAACAAATCTGCGCGTGCAAGACCTTGCACTAAATAATTCTGCGGGGTAGGTTCGCCGCATGAACACGAAGCAAACAGGACCGGCCCTGCTCGCCGCATACCTCGCCCACCCAGAACGCACCAAGGTCGCCGCCGCGCGTGATCTAGGCGTGTCGGAGCGGTGCTTGTACAACTGGCTGAACGGGCGCAATGGCCCCAACATCACCCTCGGCGTACGGATCGAGGAGTGGAGCGGGGGCGCGGTGCCGCTGCGCTCGTGGGTGCGGGCATGACCTACTCCATTACTGACGCCCTGCTGATTCTGCGGGTGGCGCTGTCCGTGTCGCACGGCGCGCGGCGTAAGTGCACCGCGGAGGCTATCGCGTACTTGGAGGCGCCGTATCCGTGCGATTCCTGACGCTATTCAGCGGCGCTGGCGGCTCCGACCTCGGTATCCACGCTGCGGGGTGTGAGTCGGTTGGCATCGAATACGACAAGCACGCGGTGGCGTACTTGGAGGGGCGCAGGTGATGTGGTCGCTTTCCCATCGCTGTGATCCTCTCGTGCGGCCGATGGCAGATCGCCACTACAACCGCCAGAGCGTCGGAGCGCCCAACTTCGTGCCGCCGGGGCGGTGTTTAGTTCTTCGCTCCCTGCCCTACGCCTACTGGGTCACGTCGTGGCCGTTCCCGGAGTACGTCAAGCACGCATGGGCGGGCGCGTGGGTGTGTTCCGCCTTCCGCCGCGAGGGCGGCGAGTGGACGGCGTCGAGCCTGATCACTGCAGCTGTGGCTGCGACCCTTGCCCATTATGGCGAGCCGCCCAGCCTTGGGATGGTCACTTTCCTCGACCGCGAGCACGTCAGGCCGATCAGGCGGCGAGGTGTCGACACGTGGGGCTATACGTGGACCCTCGCCGGCTTTAGGCACGTAGGCGAGACTGCCGGGGGGCTGATGGCGTTCCAACTGCTGCCGGAGGACATGCCGCCGCCCGAGTACGCCATCGGGGACAATCGGTCGTTGTTCGCAGGGCGCGAGCCGTGCGCTTCCTGACGCTGTTCAGCGGCGCTGGCGGCTCCGACCTCGGCATCCACGCTGCGGGGTGCGAGTCGGTTGGCATCGAGCGCGACGAGCACGCGGTGGCGACGGCTCGCGCGGCGGGGCATGACGTTATCCACGGCGACGTGCGGGATCTGAGCCTGTATCCGCCCGGACCGTTCGATGCGATGTGGTCGAGCTTCCCCTGCCAGGACTGGAGCACCGCCGGCAAGCGCGAGGGCAGCGCGGGCGAGCGCAACGGCTGGCCCTGGACCGTGGCGGCGCTAGATCACGTCAAGCCGCGATGGTTCTTCGGGGAGAATGTGGCGGGCCTAATCCAGCACCGGGGGGCGTGCAAGAACGGGTGTGTGGGCCTGGATTACATGGAGGGCGATATGCCCCGCCCGTGCCCGCGCTTCTACTTCGACCGCGTGATTCTGGAGCAACTGCAAGGGCGATTCGCCTGGGTCGGCTGGCGGGTCCTCGATGCAGCTTCGTTCGGCGTGCCGCAGTTCCGCAAGCGCGTGATTCTCGTGGCCGGGCCGCACAGCATCCGGTGGCCCGAAGCGACGCACGGCGCACCGACGACTCAGGCGGGCCTGTTCGGGCCGGGCTTGCTGCCGTGGGCAACGGTGCGGGATGCGCTGAACCTCGACGGCACAGTGCAGGGCGACTTGACGATGGAGCGTGGGCGCGGCGGCCCAGGCGGCGGCACCAACTCCGAAGCGCACAGCGTTGATGAGCCCAGCGTCTCCCTTATTTCCCCTGAGCAGGAGGCTCGGATCCGCAGGTTCGAGGAGCAGGCGGGGTCTTCCTACCGCCTCGACCTCGACAAGCCATCACGCGCTGTCACCGCCAACAACGCCATCGGAAACACCAACGACGTGCTTGCGGTGCCGGTCCAGGCGGGCTCGCACCGAGACAACGGACTGCGTATCGACGAGGCCGGTTCCCGCCCTGAGCTCCTCGACGTGCGGGTCCTCGGCGGCGGTACCAATCCCCGGGCTCCCGGCCAGGAACACACCCGCACCCTCCGCGATATCACCGACGAGCCCTGCACGACTATCGCGGCGCAGAGTGGCGGCGGTGCCGGGAACGCCGGGCCGTTTGTCGCCAGCGTGCGGTTCGCAGACCGCCCCGCCCCCACTGTTTGCGCTGGGCACGGCGGCAAGGGATCGGGTCAGTGGAGCGCCAACGCCGAGGTGCGGATGTTGATGTGGGAGGCCACAGGACGCCGCCGCCTCACGGTCAGCGAGTGCGCCACCCTTCAGGGCTTCCCTGACGGCTACCCGTGGCAAGGCGCCAAGGCGTCGCAGTATCAGCAGGTAGGCAACGCCGTGCCCCCGAAGATGGCCGAGGTTGTCGTGCGGGCTGTCCTGCAATCCGACTTGCGCGTGCCATCGCGGGGTGCGCGAGCCGTGCGCTCCGCAGGTTGTAGGCTGAAGAACCGCCGCTCGCAGCGGCATCGTGGAGGTGAGTCTTGATTCTGTCGGTGGTAGCGGGGCGGTACGCGGAGCGGCGCGGGTGGCGGGTCTTCCCGATCCTGGGGTGGGACGACAGAGGGCAGTGCGACTGCCGCAACCCTTGCGCCAGCGTGGGCAAACACCCCGCCGTGAGGGCGTGGCAGAGGGTAGCGAGCAACGATCCCCCGGTGGTGCGGGAGTTGTTCAACGCGCACCACCGGGGGATCGGGGTCGCCACGGGGGAGGGTTCGGGCGTGTGGGTGCTTGACCTCGACACCAAGAACGGCGTCGACGGGATCGCTTCCGTGGAACACCTAGACCTTCCGCCCACGCACACGGTCAGGACGCCAAGTGGTGGCCTGCATATGTACTGGCGATGGAGTGAGGGCGTACGCAACCGCGCCGCCATCCTGCCGGGCGTCGATGTACGCGGCGACGGTGGGTATGTCGTCGCCGCCGAGTCGGAGACGCCGCAAGGCGAGTACACCGTGAGCGATGCACGCGCGCCGGTCGATGCGCCGCAGGAGCTGCTTGACCTCGTCCTGCGGCGCAAGGAGGCGCCCGTCAGCGTGCCCTCGGCGGCACGGACTGACCGCTACGCGCTGACGGCGTTGGACAATGCGGCCAACAGGGTCGCTGGGACCGGGGCGGGCGGGCGGAACAACGAACTCAACACCTCGGCGTACAGTATCGGGCGACTCGTCGCGGCCGGTCGCGTAGGCGCAACGGCAGCGAGGGAGACGCTGATCGAGGCTGGGCGTGCGTGCGGCCTGGATGAGCACGAGGCGCGGAAGACCGTACTGGGTGCGTTTGGCGCGGCTGAGAGCGATCCGCACTACCCCGATCCGCTGCCCGTGCGGGTGGTGGGCAATGCGGCTCCGGCCGTCAACCCGGCGAACTTGCCGGGCCCTGACGTGCTGACGTTCAGCGACGTCGCCAGCTACAGCGGCTTGGGGTCGCAGTGTTTCCCGCCAGCGGCCGATCTGCATCTGGCGGTCAACCCAAGCAACGGCAGGCCGACCCAGAACGCGCACAACTATCGCGAGATCATGCGCGACCCCCGGTTCGGCTTCTGGAGTTGCCAAATGCACCGCCGCGATATGTGGGGCGTCGAGGAGGTCAGCGACCGCCACGCCTCCGCGTTGTCGGCATGGATCGCCGCCGCGTACGGCGTCAAGATGGGCCGCGATCTCGTGCGGGAGTATCTTGCCCTCGCCGCCAGTATGAGGCCGCGTGACCGCCTCGCGGAGTACCTGCGCGGCCTCAAGTGGGACGGGCGGATCCGCGTGCCCTCGCTGCTGATCGACCTCTTTGGTGTGGCGTCGTCGCCGCAGTGCGAAGCCTACGCGACGAGGTGGGCTGTCGGCTGCGTGGCGCGTGCCCTCGATCCAGGGTGCAAGTTGGACACGGCCCTCGTGCTCGTAGGGCAGCAGGGCGCGGGAAAGTCAAGCACCCTACGCGCGCTCGTGGGTGATGAGTGGTTTCGGGACTCTGATCTCGACCTCGACACCAAGGACGGATATCTCGGCCTGCAAGGCGTGTGGGTCTATGAGCTGGCCGAAATGGCCGGTGTACGGCGTGCACAGATGGCAAAGGTCAAGGCGCTGCTGTCATCCTCGGAAGACGTCTACCGGCCCCCGTATGGGCGCGACCTCGTGAAGCAGAAGCGGCGCGCGGTGCTCGTGGGCACAGAGAACCACGACGGATTCTTGGCAGACAGCAGCGGCAGCCGGCGATGGTGGCCGGTCAAGGCCGGTCGGTGCGACCCGCAGCTTGCCGCCCAGGTGCGCGATCAGGTGTGGGCCGAGGCTGTTGTGATGTTCGAGGCGGGCGCGCAGTGGTGGCTGGCCGAGAACGAGGACGAGCGGCGGGTGACTGAGTCCGTGGCCTACAGCATCGAGGACCCTTGGACCGGGCCGATCCTTGAATGGATCGATATCAAGCACCACATCACGACGGTGGACGTACTCGATCTGGCCGTCAAGGTGCCCAGGGAGAAGCAGACACCCCGCGACGGGCACCGCGTGGCCGACATTCTGCGACGTGCGGGATGGGCGCGCGTGTTCGTCAGCGAGGACGGCAAGCGCAAGCGCAAGTGGGCGCGCGCATGAACGACGAACACTGCCCAGCCTGCGGCGACGTGGTTGAAGGGTGGCTGGAATGGCGCACGTTCGGCAACGGAACGCGGCACATCAGTGTGACGTGCACCGACTGCGGCAGATGGATCCGATGGGCGCCCCAGACCGAGGAGGCCATCAGCCGCACGCGGCCCGAGGGCACCGCAGCAGCGGCGATCGAGTGAAGCTGCGCCCCTACCAGACGCGGGCGGTGGAGGGAGTTAAAGAAGCCTTCCGCGAGGACCGTGCCGTGCTCCTCGTCGCCCCCACTGGCAGCGGAAAAACGGTCATGGGCCTGGAAGTGGTGGCGCGCACCCTGCGGGCGCACCTGTCCGCGACGGTGCTGTGGCTGGCCCACCGCACGGAGCTGGTGGAGCAGGCGCGGGAGCGCGCGCAAACACAGTGCCCCGACGTGGCAGATCGTATCGACGTGGCGACGGTGCAGGCACTGGCCCTCGGCGCGGAAGTACGACAGCCGCTGCTACTGGTATGGGACGAGGCGCACCACGCCAGCCCGACGGCGCCGCACTGGCACAGCGTCCTGACCCGCTGGCCTGATGCGTGGCGCTTCGGCATGACGGCGACGCCACAGCGGGGCGACGGCTCGCCGCTAGGTGACACGTTCGGGCGGATCGTTGTCGCGGCCCAATACGGCGAGCTAATTGAGGCGGGCCACCTCGTGCCGTGTCGCGTGATGGGGCCGGCAGAGGAGATCAGGGACGGCTTGGCCCAGGCGCCAGCGGCGGCGTGGTTGGAGCACGCGGGCGGGCGCCAGGGGTTCGCCTTCACGCGCACGATTCAAGAGGGCGTGGGTCTGGCTGCGGACCTGACGGCTAGCGGGGTCGAGGCGCGGTGCGTCCACGCGAACACCAAGCCCGACGAACGGCGCAAGGCCGTCTCAGACTTCAAGGCAGGCGCCGTGCGGTGCCTCGTGTCGGTGTACGTCTTCACCGAGGGCGTGGACGTGCCAGCGGCGGCGGTCTGCATGTTGGCGCGCGGAGCTGGCGCGGAGTCCACATACCTCCAGATGGTAGGGCGTGTCCTGCGGCCCCACGCGGGCAAGGATGCTGCGTTACTGCTGGACCTGTCGGGCGCCGCGGCTGTCCACGGTATGCCTACGGATGATCGCGTCTACACGCTGGACGGGCGCGGCATCGGGAAGGCTGGAGAGGCGCGCGAGGCCGAGGACGCCGCCGAGGTCGAGGAGCGCGAGCCGGTGATCTGGAACGTCGGCCTACGCGAGGTGTACGCGGGCCAGGACACCGCCGAGGAGCACAAGCGGAGCGAGTACCGGCGCCTGCTGCGGGTGGTGGAGCGCAAGGCATGGCCCCCCGGATCTGGCCTCGCATGGGCCGGCAGCGAATACAAAAAGCTGTTCAAGGCGGCACCGCCGCGCCTGTGGGTGCCAGCAGCGCTAGCCGCGCAGGCTACGCGCGAATGGCGCGAGACTCAGCAGCGGCGAGGATTCAGGAAGGGTTGGATCTGGTACCAGCGTGGCCGGGCGTGGCGCGAGTGATCACCGCTTGATCACTGCCTGATCACTAGCGTGATCACTGGCTGAACGCTGGACTGCACGCTTGCACACTGAAAACAGCCAAACTTCTTGGGGCTGGCGCACTCTGTCTGAGTCTTTTGTCTGATCTCAGTGATCACTAAGGGGTTTCAGCGTGCAGTGCAGCGTTCTTGTGTATGCTAAGACGGTGATCAGGCAGTGATCAGGATGGATCCAGCGTGCTGTCTAGTGATCAGGAGGATGAGATATGACCAGCTCGGCGGGCAAAGCCCTGCGGCGATGGATCTGCGAGCAGGGGATGCAGTTCCAGCGGGCGGCGGATCTGCTCGGGATCTCGTCCGCGACCGTCAGCAACATCATTAGCGGGCGGCACCGGCCCAGCCTACTGACGGCGCTACTCATCGAGGCGGCGGCGGGCATCCCGGCGGCCGACTGGCTCACCGAGGACGACAGGCAGCGGGTGGAGAGGTTGCGGGCATGAACGACGCAATCAAGGCAGCGCTTGAGGACGAGCAATGCACGCTGACCCTACGCTGGCGCGTGGTGGTCGAGGAGCTACTAGATACAGTGGACGCGCTCACGTGCGAGGCTGAACGGCTCAGGCGGGCAGCGCTTGACGCATCAACACCACGGGATAAGGATTAAGAATGGCGAATAACGGCTGGCACGAGCGTAAGAAGGATTACCCCGGCGGTGCCTACGGCACGGTGACCGAGAAGGCTGGGCGATGGCATTGGAAGCTGCACAGGCTCCCCAGGCGGCTGTACGCCTCGGGCTGGGACGACAGCGAGCACGCAGCCAAGAGCAGCGTGACGTACACGGCCCGCGCCTTCGGCTTCGTGGAGGATGGGCCCGACGATGGCGGCGCCGGATAGCGGCTCTATCGTATATATGCGGTGTATGGTGGGGCTGGATAGCGGCTCCATCCTCTCGCCAGATCCATCGCCGCAGGGCCTCAGCCGCCGCTGGGCGCCTTTTCGGGATTTTGCGATAGCTGGACGCCTAACGCCTCCCAGACGGGCGCAGGGGCGCTGTTAGGTGTGTGCGAAGCCCAGACACCCCCCCCTTGCG